ACCCAACTTCAATTCACTGGTGATGAATCCGTCGGTTCCTCATCCAACAAAATCAAGTTGAACTTCAACCACCCTGTTAAGGAATTAATCTGGGTCGTCCAACCTGATCAAAACGTAGATTACTGTTCATCCCTTTTATGTGATGCCACTTTATTCAAGGTATTAGGTGCCCAACCATTCAACTACACTGATGCCATCGATGCTCTTCCAAACGCAATCCATGCCTTTGGAGGTCCTGATGCCACCGCCGGTGCCAATGCTTTCATTGATGCTCGTGGTTTATTCCAAGATGCTGGTGCTCTTGATGCTTCCATCCCTGATGGTTTCACCGGATACTGGCACGGAGGAGTCAACAACAACGCATACAATGAAACCAACTTTGGTGGATCTGCTGTCCCATTAAACCCTGCTCTTGACAATGCCGCCGCATTAGCTTCTCTAGGTTTAACTACCTCCGATTTCGGTGGTAAGGGACACAACGAAGGATCATCAGTATCTGATGCTGGTACCTTCGTATTATCCGAAACCTCTTTGGACATGCATTGTTGGGGACAAAACCCAGTTGTTGTTGCCAAATTACAACTTAACGGACAAGATCGTTTCTCCGAGCGTGAAGGATCATACTTCTCATGGGTACAACCATACCAAACACATACCCGCAATCCTGATGAGGGTATTAACGTGTACTCATTTGCTCTTCGCCCAGAAGAACATCAACCAAGTGGCACATGCAACTTCTCCAGAATTGATAACGCTACTCTTCAATTAGTTCTTTCCAACGCAACCGTTGAAGGAACCAGAACCGCAAAGGTTCGTGTCTATGCTACCAACTATAACGTGCTAAGAATTATGAGTGGCATGGGTGGCCTCAATTTTTCGTCTTGACTACGAAAAGAGAGGGCCAAAAAGCAGAATGCTATAGCAAATCGTGCTCTTGCTATAGAAAACCATTTAGGACCACGAAACATTTTACCCAGTCTATCTGCTAGTAGTTTTGGTGAATACCAAATACTGCGACATATCTTGTTGTTCGGGAATCCCCTTAGAGCCTTTTCTACCAAGGAACATTGCGAAAGCGTGTTCTGGCTGAGAGTAATTAACTCAGGTATGGTAATAATGAAAAGGATTGGGCAATCCGCATACTTACTACCTAATGACGATTTGCTAGTCTACGGTAGGGTGTCAGAGACTGAACGGATATGGGTCGGCGATGAAGGTTTAAGCAACCAGAGTCGGCTTAAGATACAGTCCTCCCCATTTGGAAACTTATGGGAGTCAGAGCGCTTACAGTAATTAAGGCGTTTAATTGCGTGATGTTATTTATAATAATTGAAACAAAAATGTAAAGTAATTCATATTATACTTGTTACAATATGAATTTTATATAAAAATTGAAAACAAATACAAGTAATAAGAAGTTTATAATATAAAAATATGGAATTGCCTACTGGTGTGAAAAAATACAGCGATGGTCATTTTTCCAAATTAGGAAAGTCCGCAAATATTATGAAAAATCCTATATGGAAAGTAACTGAAAATGAAAAAGAATATTTATTAATGTATTGTGAAAAGGATACTATATGTAAATTATGTGTTGAAAGCTATCAAAAAATATTAGATTATGAAAAAACAATTGATAAAAAAATAACTTGGTATAAACACCAAAATGGATACATAATCTGTTCGCAAAATATATATATTCATCAAATAATTATGAATTGTTATGGAAATGGTAAAGGAACTAAAAATATTAGTGTTGACCATATAGATCAAGACCCTTTAAATAATACAATCGAAAATCTTCGTATTGCTACTAGAAAAGAACAGGAACAAAATACAAAAGGAATAAAAGAGGGAACTAAAAGAGAAAGAAAACATAGTGCAAAAGAATTACCAAATGGAATTACACAAGAAATGATGAAAAAATATGTTGTTTACTATCACGAGTGGTTAGATAAAGAACATACAAAAAAAAGAGAATTCTTCAAAGTTGAAAAACACCCAAAATTAGATAAACCTTGGACAACAACAAAATCAGAAAAGGTATCTATACAAGAAAAATTAAATCAAGCGAATAAAGTGGTTCAAGATTTAGATAATAATATTTATCCACAAAAACAGGAATTAAAACTTCCAAAATATGTTTCTTTAGTGAATATGACAGGTAAAAATCATTTAATTTTTGATAAAAGAACCAATGAAAAAAGATTAAATATAAAAATGGTTTTACCTGAAGAATATGATTTACATGAACAGTTAGAAAGTTTATATAAAAAAATCAATGATAAATATAGTTACGATTGCACCAGCGAAATCCTATAACCCCAAAAAACTTTTGTCGTAATCTGTTATCATTTTGATGTATGTTTGGTAATGCTTTAGGTTCGTCGCTGTTTTATTAATATTCAACAACAATTTCAAATAATACATGATTTCATAGTTTTTTCCTTCAAGAATAAGAATAACACCCACCAATTTATGAACAAGTTGTCGTATTTCTGGAATACTTTTTTCATGCGCCAGTTTACCAACAATTTCATTATAATCGCACCGGATAGTCTCCATGATGTCATTATATAATTCCATATTATTATCACATACTTCTTCAAAAATATATTTATTTAATGAATACATATATTTATTACGCCGACTATCTTTATTACCAAATTATTTATCTACTAATATTTCCTTGGCGACGGTTCGAATGATTTTATTGTAATTCTTTTGGGCTTTTTCTTTGTCGGTATCACACAAACTCTGATCGATCAGCTTGGTATACAAATCGCTCTTTTTACTAGTCGGGTCTTTATATTCCGGGTTAGCTTTTCCCCAAAGAGACATTTGCTTAATATTCTTGTGTTCAATCGCCTTGATTACTTTAATCATTTGCTGTTTATCCTCGTCTTTATGCCATGTATCGTTGTTTTTAATATGAATCACTTCCCTCTTTAGATCACTACAGTGAATTGGGCGTTTGCTGATATCTAATTTGTTTAATCCATTCACTAAGATATTACTAATCCCTCCGCAATACCCGAGGGGTCCAAAATTTTCAAAGTCGGTCAAAGTTAGAATCAAGGATTCCAAGAAATCACTTAGATTCAACGCATCTTTACATGTCTCGTTCAAGAATACATTCAAGTTGAATTTATTATTATTTTGAGTATTTATAATATTGGTTGTTCCCACTCCCATTTCTAAAATCTTTTTTTGTTGTTCGATAATGAGTTCTTTCAATTCCTTATTTTCTTTAAGTTGTTCTTGAAACAAATTAATTAATACATCCATTTGACCATTTGGATGATTCTCATTTTCAGTATCATTCATTACCTCTATTACATTATTTTTTTCATCATCATTATCATCATTGTTTTCGTAATTTGTTTCGTCATTTGTTTCTTTATTTATATTAATTAAACATTTCTTATGATGTTTCCATAATCCACTGTTATTTTTGTATTTCTTACCACATTTACATGTATATTCTTGAATTTGCCACTTTTTGCCACTTTTGGTTTCCAAATCGTTTCCATTTATTTCCATGACATGCTTTGATGTATGTAAATGTTTATCCCAGTTATATTTTTTTGAGCATGTATAGTCACACACTTCGCAGTGATAATTTTTTGCCACTTTTTTGCCACTAAATGCCACTAAATTATTTCCTAAAGTTTCCATATTCTATAAAAAGAAAAAAGTTTAAACCCTTTTTATAATAAAGTTAAAATTTATGCTCACAAAATTATGCTCTCGCGGAAAAATCCAGGAAAATTCCAAGAGAGCTTTATGCTGTAAAACGACCCAAAAACCCCTGTTTTTCACATGAATCCCTGGGATTTTCAATTTTGGACATACCAAAAATGTCCATTTTTAGTTTTTCCAATCACTTTAGTCTTGAAATTACACTTTTTTAGAATCCCAATTCTTCGAAATATTTTGAATAAAAACAAGTAAATTTCAAGATTTTTATTCGAACACCTTTTTCTCTCAAACAAGTAACTTTTGAAGAATAAAAATGTAAAGAAAAAGTATAAATATAAAGAATGAAAATAGCCTTATGCTTTTTAATTAGTTACAATCACGAGGTGAACAAGGAACACATATGGAGAGACTGGATAGAACACAATAAAGATATAATCAATGTATATTTCCATTACAAAGACATCAATATGATCAAGTCACATTGGATAAAAGAACATACAATACCTAGGGAATACATAGTTGAAACCTCTTATTATCATGTAGTGAACGCTTATTTGTCGACCGCATATTACGCCATGTTACACGACAAGGAAAACGCACAATTCTGCTTTTTAACCGAGGCGTGTGCGCCGATTGTGCCGACCGTCAAATTTAGGGAAATCTTTATGAAAAACCACGACAAAAGCATCATGGGGTGGAAACCAGCGTGGTGGAACCTGGAATTACATAAACGCGCCAATTTGCGTCTCTTGGCACCCGAGTTTAGACTTGCCAACGAACCATGGTTTATTTTGAATCGACAAGACATCAATCATTGTCTCCTGTATTCAAAGGTGAATCGCAGTATATTTAAATTAATATGTAACGGAGGTTTAGCGAATGAAAGCATTTTTGCCATCATTTTGTATTCGATGGGAACACTCAGTGGCGTCATTAACGAAATCACCCATTGTGTGGATTGGAATAGACGAAGTAGTCCTACGAGTCCATATGTATTCAAACATGGTACTCCCCAAGATGTAGAATATATTGACAAATTTAT